TAAAATGCTGCCACCACTATTAACGGTAAGATCGCCCTTAACAAGAAGAATTAAAAGACCGCCTGATCCGTCTTCAGCGTCAGTAAAGCTGTAACCATCACCAGCGTTAGACCCAGAAGGATTCCCAGCGCCACCTGCCGCACCTGATGAACCACTACCAGAACCACTATTTCCCCCGGCTCCACCATAATCCGCTCCGGGATTTCCAGCATATGCGCTATGTCGGGATACACAACCTCCGCCTCCAGAGCCTCCAGAAAAACAACCGCCATCACCTCCTGCACCAGATGTGCTACTAGGAGAGCCATAATGCCTTGATGCCGCTCCAGAACCTCCCCCTCCCGTGCTGATTGGGAGACTAGAAGACCCTGCGCTTCCAGCGATTCCTGCTGTTCCACCGGGCGAACTACTACTGCCACAACTAGGGGTACTCGCAGAGGCAGCGCCACTAGCACCTGCTCTAGCAATAGTATAAATCTTACCATCTCCATCAATGCCCGTCTGCTCTGCAACTGCTGTCACCGCTGCTGATCCACAACCGGCAAAGTCAGCGGCTGCTAAAGTCTCACTAGACCCATCTTTCAGCATTGGTAATCTTAGTCCAGTTGAACTAACAGCAGAACTATCATTGCCGCCAGAACTGGTAGGATTAGCACTACCACCCTTTAAAGCCATGCTTAAACTTCCAGAAATAGTACAATCACCTTGAACATAAACCAATAATCCTCTACATGGCTGGTCAACAGTCATGGTATGTCCTGCGTTTATTGTTAAGCTAGTGTAATTGGCTACAAACATATCTCCATCATATGATCCATTTTTATTCTGCACTGTATGAGTTACATTTCCTGATGTGCTTACAGCACCATCAGAACCATCACCCCAATAATTACCACCAGACACACCTGCGGCTCCAAATAATGTAGCTTTTTCTGATCCTAAAGGCATAATCTATCTCCCTTAACCCATCGCAAGGCCAGCCGCAAAGCCATACCAGATAGTTCCACCATCTATAGTGGTAAAGCAAATAACGTCAATCCCAGAAGTAGTAAGAGTAGGCGCAGTAGCTCCTGCCCAATCGACTGATCCCGGCCAGTTTACCGTTTGTGATCCACCATTAGTTAAGATCAAGGTAAATGATCCTGAGTTTGCAGAAGCAGGAGGATTACTAAAAGTAAAAGTAGTAGTGCCTGTATCAACAGTTCCGCTAACAACATTACCAGCGGTTAAGTCAATATCCTGAGTGCCTCCACCAATTGATCCTATGGCCTGATGAGTTTCTGCATAATCCTTTAAGTTTGGTTGCGTAACCAGCTGGTCATTAGCGGCCAAAGTTCCCGTCATAGTTCCGCCAGCAAGTGGTAACGCAGCAATATCTGATAAGACTTCAGACGCACTCCTACCTTCTACGGCTGTACCATCCACCCTCAAGAAATCGTCATCAACAACACCAGAGGCAAACTGTGCCACATCATACTGTGATATTCCCTGCGCTACAGATAACTCTGTACTCTGTATTTCCAAACCACCATTTGATTTTAAATCAGTGCTGAAAGTAGTCCCTGATAGATCAAGTCCGTCCCCCGCTGTGTATGTAGTATCCCCAGCAGTTTGCCATGAACAAGTCCCATCACCATCCTCTCTGAGGAACTTCGTACCCCCACTTTCTCCAGTAGAAAGCACAGCAGTACCTTCTGGAGCCAGTGTAGTTTTTCCATCGAGTAGGTTAAGTTCTGCCGCTGTCGTAGTCACCGCTGCCGCACCAAGCGTAGTAAACTGACTCTGCAATACAGACTTTATAAGCCTAAGATGATCATCGCCCTGTGACACAGGATCACTAGCGGTCGGGTTTGTAGCGGTTAGCTGGCTAATATATGTGGCTGTTTCAAGTCCCATGATTTTTACTCCCTATTAATAATATCCGCCAGTGTTCATAACTCTCATGGCAGAACCAGAATGGCGGTCTTTATTGTCCTGCTCTTGTAAATTAGCAACTGCTTCCTGATAAGCTGTGGCCCATAATTGAACCCTCTCATCATTCATTAAAAATGGTTCAGCTTCCATTAATGCTCCATACAGATATATATCTGGATTATCCGTAAGCATAGGTTCCGTAGTATTCCCAGTTCCTAAAGACTCAATTTTCTTATAAAACATCATAGAGTAAGTGTAGGCTCCGGCAGGGGAAGGCCCAAGTTTAACGGTAGGGGTTGGGGTTCCAGAACTATTATCTGAATATATTGTATAAGATACCGGAATTCCAAGCTGACTCCCAGCCCACATTCTATTCATATTTTCTGGTGTTATATAAGTTAATGGCGTTATTGGGTCAGTTGTCAAAGAAAAATCTATCATCTGTAGATAACCAGAAGGAAGCGCATAGTCTCTAGTTCCGGCGACAAGTTTGTTTGCGCCACCTAGAGTAGTAGTATCTACATTTACCATTAATTGAAGACGCAATACTCTGTTCATTCTAGCTTCCGCTAGACCAATAAACTCTTTTATCCTTTCTGTTAAGTCTCCACGATCTAGCCAATTAGCCACGGCAGTCTGAAGTTCTGCATAAGTTCCAATAGCCATTATCTAGTCATCTCCGTAACGTATACTGTTCCAGCGGAAGATACTTGCATAGCAGATACCTTCTGACCGGGAACAATTCTCCAATAAGTAGGCCAATCTTTTTCTTGATACCCTTCACCTACCGGGGCATACTGCTTCCAAGTATTTGTTTGAGCAGACCATGCTGTGGTGACTTCACTCCACTCTACTAACTCAACTTCCCCACCAAAGGCTATATATGCATCTTCTGTAGCGGTTATCATAACCGCATCTATCCCCGATCCAACCCCCTCAGCCATTTCAGATGAAACAGCAGATGTCGTTATAGCTTGCGTTTTATTAGCAAGCCTATAAAGATCAGGGTCTTGAATTCTTGTCAACACTATCTTGTAAGCTCTGTTACATAAACCACAGAATCACTGCTGCCAGCCCGCAATCCTGAAACGCGATCACCGGGGCTAACACGAATATAATGAGGCCAATCTTTTATAAAATAACCACATGAACCAGCGGTAGCCGCACTTCCATGTTGGTCGATTTTGATAAATACAGGCTCACTGGCATTGATTATAATAGCATAGCATTGCGCGGAGACAGCATCACCCAATGTTACCGAACTAGAAGTAGCAGTAAATGTGTAGTTAAAATTATTTAATCTATATAAATCCATCTTAGTTTCCTCTACAGTTTTGTGGGGGATGTCTTAAAATATTTATTATCTGGGTCATTAAGATACTTGGCCAGCAATTTAGAATCTTTATCTATTGCCCCATTAGTTTCTTTCTTCCATTGCTCGTACACGGTTAAAGGTATGGAAGCAACCTTATGCCATTCACCTCTTTTACCAAGAGATAACTTATCCCCATATCCGTTATACTCAATCTTATTTTGATTCAGGATTGGTTCTGCATCTTGATGCGTAGTAATGGATATGGTGTTATCTGGTTCATCAATCCATTCTGTGTGCCTAAACGGGGCAACATCGAATAATTTTTTATCAGCCAACTAAAAACCCCTTCCCACCTATTTTCTTTAGTGGGTTATCTGCAAAGTCTGAAAGATGTTCTTTCGTTGTCTTTCGAGGAGCAGTATTTTGTTTGGAAGGCTTTTCCTTCCTTCCCTCAAACTGATCCGCTATATCTCTAAGTTCTTTTCTCGGAACCATAATGTAAATACCCACTTTTCTCCTTCATGTGGCGGCATACCTTGATGCAAAGATAAATCATGCGGCTGCATATCTTTATCCACATTCTCAAATAAAAGCAGTCTTCCACCAACTGAACCAAATATCATGTTCAATTTAGGAAAAGCTGTTCCTCCGCCTACAGCATTGTTTAAATAAACTAAGCCCGTTAGTATCCTCTGCCCACCATCTTCGACGTACTCTTCTCCAAGGGTATCGTAATGAGGCTTATATTCCTGATCGCTGGTATACCTAAGCACATTCATAGGCTCTGCCCTGTCCAACGGAACTCCGGCTATATCAGAGACTCTCGAACACACTTCTGGAAAATCGCTATGGGGGAAAAACCCACCAGTAGATGTTCTCGCAAAATCTTCTTCGTGTCCGCCTTCAGATGCAACAGTGCTTCTTTCCAACTTATCTTTAGTATGGTCTATAATTGCTTCACACTCTTCTGGTGAAACAACCCCGTCCACAACCACAATGGTAGGGGTCTGAGCATATACAAACATATCTTAGTTACGCATTACCCCTCTTGCCAGAAAGTTCTTTCCATTCTTTAGGCATTGGAGCATTTGCCGGAGGAATTACACTGTTGCCAGGATCATGTATAGGAGAAGATTTAGCACCCATCAAACGATCTATCTCTTTATCAAGATCGGAACTTCCGCCCCTATGCAAAGGTTCTCTTAGATTTTGATTACTTACTTGACTTTTTCTGCTCATTAGCCTTTCTCTTTCTGATTATCCAGACCCTTAACATTACCAGTGCCATTACCCATCTTGCTAATAACACCCTCAATACTAGCGGCAGCATTTCCGCCCCTTCTGTCTAACCCTGAGAAAGAAGACCTGCGAACATCCTTAGTTTCTATCTTATCCCAAGGCATACTTTTTGCAATACCTTTAGCCATTTTACGGCCTCCTTACATAATGTAAAAATACTTGAGCCAATTGCTCTCCGTTAAACTTATCCCTCCAATGGGGACTCTCTATTCCCTTGTAAACAAGGCCATCACCAGCTTCCAACTCAACCTTATATTGCTTATCCGTTTCTAAATATATAGGCCATATATCATCACCGGAATCACGCATTAAAGTCAACGTAACACTATACTCGCAACTGTGTCTATCTATATGCCTTTTTAACTCATCTCCCTTCTTGTAAACT